CTTTGAGCGTATCCAATCCTTTGGAGGTCAGTTCATCTAGAAGACCTTCTTGTCGAACTCTTGAGGCTGACTGAAAACCAGGGTAGATGTTGTTGATTTTACAATCAGGCACTCCTCTAAATATACCGGCTCCAAACTCATCTGATAATGCAGCGTACATCACCGTTTTTCTATAGTTAGGACCAGCTCCTGTAGTAGGACTATGTCGGATATAAATTCGACCTTTCCATATATAGGGACCAGTACTTTGATATTTGTCTACGTAAAACGATGGATTAAGCGCAACTCCTGATCGATGAGCAAAAGGTATTTGAAATTCCAAACACCCTTGACCTCTGTTGACAACTCGCAATGCATCAATAGTAGTGCCTCCGTTTCCGAGGGCAGTTTTGTATTTTTGATCATTTGCGGGAACTTGATCGTTGGGACGTGGTTCGAAAAAGATTTCGGTGAATCCCTGGGGGGGAACGGCAGACGTAGCCGAATTGTTATAGAACGTGAAAACCTTGAAGTTTACAGCTCCTCTGTATGCGTTAAACATCCAGAGAGGCCAAAAACAAGCCATTATAGCTTTTAAATCAATGGTTTCCCATTCTGTACCAGCCGTCATAGTCTGACGCTCGGCCTCATAGATTTTCCGATATCTTTTGCAGTGATTTATTAGGTTGGGATCAGTCTCTCCAAACTGTTTTGTTTTTGGATCTCCTGTTTTTGCTCGTTGAGCGGCAATAACAGTGCCTTCATTAGGATATTTGTTTATTGAAGGCTGACCAGGTCCAGATTCTTGACGAACCTCGATTGGTCTGAAGAGAGATCGACTTCTAACTTCTGGCAACTGCATGCCAATTTTTCTTCCTAGCTCACTCAACATACGGAATGTTATTGGTGTAGCTCGTGGGATCTTGAATGTCGGTTGATCGATGCAAAAGAAGAGTTTGATAGTAACTTCTTGTGATGCTGAACTAGACACTTTTAGGGGCGACAAAACGGTAAGATATAATTGACCGAGCGTGTCGTCTTCTTCAAGACTCAGATAGGTTTTGACGTGTCGAAACGGAATATAAAATTCCGTTGTGCCTCCTACAGAAGGATCAAATTTTGCTGAACCAGACAATATAGCGTCTGATAGAGTCCACTTGCGTGGATAGGCTGGTACGTTATTGGGTACCATTGATGGGGCAAAACTCAAAAGAGCTCTACCTTGATGCCATTTTGATCCAACCATTACAGCTTTGATACGAACACCTGCACATCTAAAGTCTTTAAAGACAGTAAAAGCAGTTCCTGCAAATCCAGATTTTATTAGATCTTTCAGAACATTTGCTTGATACAAGTCTGTACCAACCAAATCACTAACAGCCCACTTGACATCAGTGACAGGATGCCATTTTTGTAGCATCTTTTCAAGATTCCAAGCTTGGTCATTGAGCGTTGTTTGTGCTCGCGGAGCGGCATAGGAAGTAGTTTTGACCATTACGTTGTCAATCTGGCCTTTATCCGTTAAAATAGTACCTTCTTGATTGTCGACCGATCTCTTTTCATCTACGGGATCTTTCATTTGAGTTTCTTCCTTGATCATAGTGACTAGCGGAGCCTCTTGGGTTTCCACTGTAGCGCCTGTTGTAGCGGCACCACCCTCGTGATCGATGAATCCGAAATTTCCGACAGACTGTTCTGTGATATCTTGACCAGTTTCCTCGAAAACTCCAGACTCGGGCTTAACCTCGATAACGATGTATCCTTCTTCAAGTTCTGTCTTGACGACGTCTTGAATCGAAGCAAGCAAGGAATCCAAGTTGATCTTGCGTTTTGGCAACCCAGTCGACATAAAGATGTTTTGCATGTCGAGTGCACCTGCATTAGTGTTGAGAGATTTCCGTTTGTCAAGCCTCCCTGCCACATAACTCAGCATATTGTTCAATGTGGTCACGATAGTAGTCTTTGATATACTTTCTTTCGCGGCCATGTCTAAAAATTGCTGGGCTTTCGGTGAGCAGACAGGTTTCATGAGATCGGTGTACATCTCCTTAAACTCTGCTTGCGTTGAATTCTGAAAGTACTCAAGTGTTGTTGAATATGGTACTTCAGATTGCTGATGATTGGCGACCATGTGGTCAACCAGACGGTTCTGCGATATTAATAGGGCGTCGCAAAATTCGCACGGGTAAGTATTCTTTCCTTCTTGTCTTACTTCAATCATGTTTGTATCTTCCTCTGTGGCACTTGTACTATCTAATCGACTTGAGTCTATCGTAGAAGTTACACTAGAGAAACACTCAACTTCCTGTTGGGTAGGCGATGGCAGTAGTTCCGGTTCATGTGGCATGATGTTCATCTCTTCAGAAAAGTTATATGCTTCAAACTGTGCACCAGGGAAACAACCGTAATTCAGATATTGATGCAATAATGTGTTATAATCGACCAACTTTAATGTTGGGACTTCACGAAGAAAAGCATTACGAATAAACGTAAAGTTTGGCTCTCCATGATAAAACATTGCTCTCAAAGTCGAATTAGCATTCATCTCTGTGGCTTCATGTTCAGTTGTATACTTACTTTTCCTTATCCAATTTGAAATCTCTATTGCTGCTTCCTGATCCATTAAAGGACAATAGAACCCTTTTAACAGACCTGTAGTATTCTTTAAGAAGCTTATGCTTTCCAGTGGCTCTACAGAAGCCGCTGCACCAGTCTTTTTGGCGCTAGTGTATACCATTCCTCTTTCGCGCAACCATTCGCTGTAAGAGACCCCATTGTAACACGGGATCAATGATCTTTCAACAGCATTTATGTTGTCGTCGCTCATGATCTTATTCTCGACATATTTTTTGTAGAAATAGCCTCCTCTGATGTGACGGGGGACCAAATCGTTCCAAGCTGCTCTAAGCATCAACTCATTTGACAGAGTGCCAACAAGTTGGGTAGTCCAGCACCCAGATGTTAAGGTGCCTACAGCTTGAAAGACATGATCTTTCAACAAATATATCGGATTAATCAATGCTTGCTTGACTGCACTCAACACTTCTGAATGTTTGATCTTCAATTCATTAATGTCTTGAACAAGTCGAAGAGCTTC